CAGACCATAATCCTCTTTGACAATCGGAGCGGTCACGGTATATCTGCCCGAATTGACCACACCTTTAATAATTTTGGCTGTGTCCATCTATTACGCCCCCAATTCTCTTAAATCTTCCTTTAACTCAGTAACATCCTGCTCCATCCCCTCGACAGTAGCCACTGATTCGTTGACATTCTGGACGAGTTCATCGAGGTTGTATCCCTGATATTCTCCTGCCCATGTGTCTGTGCTTTCGTCCAACGCTACTTCATTGGCGATCGTGAAGATCTCTGTCCTCATTACCTGATCACCACTTATCAGCATGAACTAAGCCTTCAGCGTGCCCTTCTTTGCCAGCGCTGCAGGAGTAAACTCCGCATAAGCGCCGTATGTCGTTACGGCCCCGCCTTCCGGAGATGATTCGGTATGTGCAATCGGCTCGCCGGTGATCTGTACTCCGGTCCCATCAGGGCGGATCACGGTCAGCACCACTTCTGTATCCTGTCCGATATCGTATGTCACGCCACGATACTGGATGATCGCATCGACGTATCTGGTCTTGCTGTCAAGCTGGATCGTCTTGATCTTGGCCGGAGTTTTGTCGTAATCATACAGATCCAGAGTGATCTGTGTATTAAGAATCTGAATTGCCATGAATGACCTCCTTACTCAGTGCCGTCCGTGCAAGGGATTGTAAGCACGAAACGATACCAACCGTTGCAAGCCTGACCGGAATAATTGGAGATAATCACTGTGCCTTGTGTAGTGACGTTGACAAGAAGTGTTCCCGCGTTCCCCTGTGAAGGAACATTGACTAGCATATTCCTCCCCGACCATTCGCTGATTCGTGCGATGCCAATCTCATGCGCCGATGTTCCCATCGTAGCGGTCAACTGGATGTTGCCTCTGAACGTGAGGAAACCGTTCTTTTTTGACGCTGATAGATACGTGATGGCGGTTGAGTTGACGTAATTGTTATCTATGCGTGTGATCTCAAGTTCGTCAGTGTTGCCGTCAATGTATCTCTTCCATGCCCCCCATGTGCCGTCCATCTTGAACCTTGCGAACAGAACGTGGTTGTCTCTGCCCTGTGCGTTCGACCGCAGGAACTGCATAGCGATGTTGGGCGAAGACCCCTGCACATGACCGATGGTGCCGTATGAATCACCGACAGGAAACGTGCCTGACACATCTGCCCTTGAGTACACCCACCAACCGGAATAGTCTTTTGTGAGGTTGTCGATGTTCGTTCCACTGGGAAGGAACGTCCCTCCCATCCTGTCTGAGATGCCGTCAATGCCGTTTGTGATGTCGGCAATCCTTACGACCGATGCGATATTGATCCCGTTGATGTATACCCGATACAAAGGAAAATCAACGGGAGAATCACCCTCTGCTATCGACCCTGTGTTATACGAAGGAATAGCAGGTGACGAGGCAGTAGGTGTCCCTTTGACCACCGCAAGACTCATGTCTTCCACGCCTGTTCCACTGTCCTTTGTGTACCGTGCGACAACGAGGTCGATTCTCTGCTGACCCTGTGTGCCGTTATCAATTGCCAACGATTCGGTCACACCTCGTTCAATCTCTGCCGTGCATCCCTCTGCTACCAAAAGACCGTCAGATATCTCAATCTCGTTCGCAGAGATGACTGTAGCACCCATCTTGCTTCCGACATTGAGGATCTGCGCGGTGCTTCCAAATGTGGCAATGTTTGTGTTCCGCAACTGTTGAGATGTAACGTGCGGTTCGTTTTTGAAACCTGTGATAATGTTCATTTGACTGCCTTTCTGCTTACCTTCATAAGGCTTCTCGCACCAAGTTCAATGGTGACATCATCAGATAATTTGTATTCAACCTTCTCGAAACCGTTCCTCCATGTGACCACCTTTGTGGTGATGGGAGCGGTCATCCTCATTCCTGAGGTGTAATCTCTTCCTCCTACGATGTCCCCAATCTCTACATCCTTAGTAGATTCAAGGTCAATGCGGAAGGAGTTCTGATTCCTGACTTCTTTCAGCTGATCCATGCCCGACTGAATGAGGTCATCCCTTGAGGCGCCTGCGTAGTCATAGACCTGTACGATCTCGTCCTCTCCGAAGAGACTTTGTGTCTGCGAGATGTTCCCGTTTGCATCCACATAGAGGTCAACCACAGTTCTGTCTTTCAGTTCACCCTGTCCAAGGCAAATGAGATGATTGACCCCTGTGCCCTCTTTTGTCATGTAGTAATCGGCATTCATGTCACTCGAATACTCGATTTCGTTCGAGTAATCCTCAATGGGTACTGCTTCGACCTTGACCTTGCCGTCCTCTTGGTCGTATGAGATCCGCATCTTGTACCCGACCGATTTGAGCATTGCTTTCAAACCTTCGTACAAGGTCACATATCGGTTGTACTGGTAGGTCACTGTGATGCCAGTGGACTCGTCAGACCCCTCGAACAGGTTCGGGAATGCCTCAGTCACCCGTCTTCCGATGATGTCATTCAACTCTCCCGTGTCAGAAGCATAGTCCTGACCGGACAGAGGACGGATGACCTTGTTTTGCAACATCCCTCTCCACGTATAGCCTCCACATGAGATGGTGCCGTTCTTCGTGTTGGTTTTAAGACGTTTAAAAAGACCACCGTACTCAGTGTCAGGAATGTAAATTCTTGACCCATCGTAGATGGTCTCCCACTCGTTTCTGAGGCAGGTGACAAGGAATGAATTTTCTGTATCACCTACCTCAAAATCATATTCGGTAAACTGTAATGCTCTGAGGTCTGCCCCATTCGCATCAGCAACAACAATCATGTCACCACCTCCGCTCTAGGTTCAGACCGTTCGTGATAGATCTTCAAGTCAACACCGAAACTTGCGTCCCATGTGATGTTTAGGTTACCGCTCGGTATCCTCTGGAACACTGAGTCGGTTTTGTTTCTGTAATCGAAGATGTTTGTCCGTGTTCCATTGGTGTTGTACTGCATTATCGTCTTCGCTTTTGAATCGATAATGACGTAAGCACCCTGTGGAATTGTGGTATACAGTACATAACTGTATCCGTTGACAGTGATTCTCGGATTATCCACGAATCCATAGATAATCATTTGGAACTCACTCTCAAACGGAAAGTCTGATTTCACGATCTTCTGCCCAATCGTGGGAGGTGTGAAATCAAAAGGAAAATCAAACGGAAAGTCGAGGAAGTTGCTCGCAGATGCCTGTGACGGATACATTGAAACGGTCAACTCCTCAATCCAGAACGGATAAGGACAGAAGATCGTGATCTTGTTCACGGTCTCGATGTTGTTATCCGCAGGATGTGTGTCTGAGGATGTGATGAATCCGTCAGCATGATAACTGCCCCATACGAATCTGCCTGTTTTGTTTTTCCTTACATCATTCTCAAAATCATCATGGAGGTCGTTGATGAATTTCTGCCGTGCGACAGGCCCACCCGATATGTACAGTTCGGTTTCGTAGTTACCTGCGTCCCTCGAAAATCCTGCAACCCTCACTCCGTATTGGAGTTTGGTTCCTTCAACGTCCCATTTCCATTTATGATAGTTTGCGTTTTTTTGCCTGATGCCGTTAGACATCAGTGAATATTCTCTGCCAGAAGAGGCAATGTACTTTATAGGAACTTTCATAGTCTTGCCTCCCTTACGATTCTTCCAAATTCTCTTTCGTTTATCTCCACCGTGAGGTCTGCCTGTCTGAGTGCCTGAGACATAGCCAGGTACATGCCCTCAATAAGGGAATCGTTGTTTGCTGACGTTGCAACGGCAATGTCCCTCATGAGGTTGTCACGACCATACATAACCTCTGCTCCTGCTTCTCCTGCGCCTACTATGGTAGGCTGAGTGAACAGATAAGGATTTGACATAGCTTTTGCGTACCACTCAACATCAAACCCTGTGGGATACGTTATCGTCTTACCCAGAATCTCTTTGCTCGATGTTTCGAGCGAGAAGTGAGGAAGACTTGGCAGTTCCGGTGTCGGGATCTTGAGGACGAGGTCAGTGAAGAATCCTTTGATATCATCAATCTTTTTCTTGATGCCGTCCTTGAGGTCGATGATCTTTTGCAGTGCGTCATTCTTCATGTCAGTGAACTTCTGAATGGCATCACTCTTCATGGTTGTGAACTTCTGGATCACATCCGTCTTGATGCCTGTCACCTTTGCCACGATGTCAGATTTAATCTGCGACCATTTCTCCTGCAAGTCCTGTTTGATTGACTGGATCTTCTCAGCAATGTTCTGCTTTATCTCGTTCCACTTGTTGGCGATGTTCTCCTTGAGGTTCGCCATGTATTCAGATATGGACTCCCAAACCTCTTTGACCTTCTCTTTTATCTGATCCCAGTGAGTTATGCAGACAACAATGATGGCAATCACCGCAGCTATGGCAGCCACGATTCCTGCGAATGCGCCTACGCCTATGCCCAATACTGCGGTTATCGTTCCCACCGCAGTTATCAGACCACCGATGCCCATTATGATCGACCCGATAATTGAGACGATAGGCCCTATCACCGCAATAGCGAGCGCCACCTGCTCGATCAGTTTCTGTTGTTCGGGAGACAGTGCCTCCCACTTTTCTCTCAAACTCTGGACAACATCTCCTGCCTGTTGGATGATGGGTAACAGAACTTCTCCCAATGTTGCGCCCAACTCTGCGCCCGTAAGTTTGAGTTCGTTCAGAGTCAGTTTCCATTGGTCGATAGGATCAAGAGTCCCTTCGAACGTGCTTGATACACTGCCTGCCGCTTCTGACGATGCGTTCCCCAACTCCCTAAAATCGAGAGACCCATTCTTGACGGCATTGTAGATTTGGTCACCGCTCTTTCCGAAAAGTTCGTAGGCGGCATTAAGACCGTCCATGCCATCAGTGCCGTTCTCAATCGAACTCTGCAATTCGTCAAGTGCTTCGTTGAGCGGCTTGCCGTCTTTTGCGGCATTCTTGAGTGCTTTCCGAAGTCCTTGCATGACGGTTTCACCGTTCGCGCCCGACTTCTCAAGTTGCCCCATCATGACCACTGACTGGTCAATATCAAGTCCTAATTCTTGGAATGCCGCTCCGTTTTGGATGAGACCGTTCGTAAGAGTATCAACGCTTACTCCCGTATCCTGTCCAGTCTTGTTTAGCCTATCAAGCAGTGCGCCCGCGTCCTCTGCTCCAAGTCCAAATGCCGAGAGTGCCTTCTGAACACTGTCAACGGAACTTGTGACATCTGTGTTGTTCAATTGAGAGAATTGTATGAATTTCTCCGAAAGGTCGTAGAGTGCGTCACCCGTTAAACCAAACCTTGTATTGACTTCTCCAACGGCTTCTCCCGCTGACGCAAAATCGGTTGGAATGGTCGTTGCCAATTGGTCAACGATGTCATACATCTTTTGAGCCGCTTCGCCTGTTGCGCCCGTCTTCTGTATGACTGTGTCGTATCCCGCATCAACCTCATTGAACGCGGCAAGTGATGCTCCACCAAGTGCCACGATAGGAGCAGTCACATGAGTGGTAAGAGAATCACCGACTCCCTTTACCTTCGAACCTACCTCAGTAACCTTCTTGCCGACCTCTTGCAGTTCCTTGCCAAATGCCTGTGCCTGTTGCTTGCCGACAGACCCGAAGTTCTTCAATTCCTTGTTTAAGGACTTTACCTGTGCCTCATCTTCGGCAATCTGCCTCTGCAAGGCATCCATTTCCTTCGTTACGGTGTCGGGATTCTGCTTCTTGAGTTCTTCAAGCGCATTCTTAGACAGTTTGAGGCGCTCGTTTGTCTGGTTGACCGCATCCGTCAGCGTCCTCTGCTTCTGTTCAAGCAGTTCGGTGTTCTTCGGATCAAGTTTTAATAACTTGTTGAGGTCACGGAGTTTGTTCGAGGTTTCCTTAGTTTCTTTATTAATTTTTGAGAGTCCCTTCTGGAACTCGTCTGTATTCGCACCAATGTTGATAGTGATGCCTTTGATCTTTGCACCTGCCATTGGTCACATCCTTTTGAAATTGTCGAAGTCATCCTGCGATGCTACTCGGTCATATTTCTCTGAATCATTGTTTTTCTCAATGATCAGGTCGATAATCTCCCCATACTCAAAAAAATCGAGGTCAGCTATTGGAATGCCAACCTCGATACATCTGAGCATATACACCGCAGTATTGAATTCACGGTCTGTTTTTATGGATTTTTTTTTGACTTGGACGTTGTTTTCGTCTGCGAGTGGTAGAGAGCAAAGATCTCATTGACTTTCTCCATGATCTCCATTGCTTCGAAATTCCCTAACCACTCATAGTAGTCATCAATTCCAAGTCCGTTCATCAGTTCCTTTGCGCTTGTGGCATTCGCCTGTTTCGCCATGACAAATGCCAACTCTTGGAAGATGGTCATGTCCATGTCCTTCTTCTGCGATTCAAGGAGGAAATCCTTGTGGAATATCCTCTTGTAAAGCACAGGAGTGAGCGCATTGGCGAACATCTCTACGTTCTTGTCCCCGATTTTGACTGTCCCCTTCATAGATCCTCCTTACTCGCTTGCGATAGGCAGATAGACAGACTCATACCATGTGGAATAAGGTGTCTGTGATCTCTCTGCATATGCCTTCGGCACGTACTTCTCAAGTGCAGAGATAAATGTTGACTTTGCCGTGATCGTGGAAGTCTCCGTCTGTACCTCTGTTGTGTCTGTCTTTGTGGTCGATGCCACAGACGGACGAGTTGCCGTGCAGTTGTACATGACATATCTGGTGGCAGCCTCGTCACCATCGAACTCGAAAAGGAGTGCGAAGTGAACGACAGGTGCATCAGCATCCTCATATACAACTCCATTGCCGTCCTCTGCCTCTCCCAGAACTCCTGTCCGGAATGCCAGAGGGAATTTGGCAACCTCAAGATCTCCCTGATATCCACTGTTGGAGTTGCCGATGAAGTATGTGCCGTCATCAGCATAAAAAGGAGAGGATTCTCCCTGCGCCTCAAGGGAGAGGTTTACCGCACCGGGAATGCGCACGGGTGTTGCATAGGTAAATCCCTCACTCTCTGTGGGAGTCCCGATTGCGAAATGTACGTTTTTCAAACCGTACTTTACTTTATTCATGTTGATTCCTCCGTAATGACTACCGAAGTGTTGAAAACGACCATGTACATCCGTTCAGAATCCAAAGAGGTTTCAAAACGTGTGTATACAAGGTCGTTTTCGTTCAGCGTGTTTTCTACTGTTTCTTCAAGTGCAAAATCTTTTGCGTCTGTGTAAAGTTCAATGACGAGCCGTCTGATTTTGCAATAGTTCCTGTTGTCCGCAGACAGGTCGTTACTGTCACCAAAATAAAAACAGATGAAAGGAGGCTGCTGCCCCGTATCATCTGCAAACTGATAATATGCACAGGGAATCCCAGTGGACTCCAACATGGTATTGACTTGCTCTTTTGTCACGGCAATCCCTCCAAACGTTCACAGATACGCTGATAGGTTTCTTCGATTGCCCACTCTTCGACAGGTTTGATGTGCGTGATCCCGTCAACATTACGACCACCACCCCTTCGGGCATGACCGTTCTCAAGCAGGTGTGCCAGTTGATAAGTGCCGTGCTTGCCGTAAACAGTGGCACCTGTGGTCAAACGTCCCGTTTCGACCTTGCTCGTCCAGCCTTTGGCATATTTTCCACTTTTCCCTTGCGGTGACCCCTGTTTGAGTTTCTTGACTGATTCCTTTGCAACCTCACCGATAACTTGTGTGGTAACCTCTGCCACCTGTGGGTAATACTGCTTTTCCAACATATCTCGGACTACTTCGGCAAAATTCATTTTCGAACTGTTAACTACTGCCATTCGTCCCACCTTTTCTCTCTGCGTACAATTCCACAGTGTCATTCTTTCCGTAGTATGTCCGATAAATGCCGTATCTCTTGCCGTTGTACTCAACGATCCGCTCGTCTTCGTAATCGGCAAAGAATACTTTGAATACATACTCTGGATTAAGACCGTTACGCCCTCCTTCAAAGAACTCTGCCCTGCTGACCGATTCAACAGTGCAAAGAACTTCTCTTGGTGTGCCTTCGGTGCTTTTCATGACTCCTGCTGCGTTTTTTGCGTATGTAACAGGGATTAATGTTATAACGTCTGCTCTGTCCATCTTGTATACCCTGTGCAGTGACTTAACTGCGCCTTCTGCTCGTCATACGACCGCTTTAACTGGTCGTATCTGTCCGGCTGACCGAAGTTCATGAGGAAGTATGTAATGGCGCACTGTGCCACAAGATCATCTATGCCCTCTGGTACTTCAACTCCTGCAACACCCATGTCAAGGAGTGCTGCACTAAGGAGACGGTCTACCTCATCGTTATATGCGTCTGTGGTTATTCGTGCTGCTTTCTTTGCAGACTCTATCATTCCAGTGCTTACCATTTCTTTACCTCACAAAAAGAGGAGGATTTCTCCTCCTCATGCTTATGCCTGTGCGAATCTTACGAATGCAGCAGAATCGATCAGTTCGCCATCTGCCAGCGTTGCGCCTCTGAACTGGATGTTCGTGGTAGTAGCAGTTTCGAAAGGCTTGACCTCCAGAGGCTTGAAGATGTTCAGCTTGTATGCCTTCGGATCACCATAGAGGATAGTCTCCTTTGTGGAGACAAGCAACTCGCTCATCAGGATGACATCGTGACCGAAAAGACGGAAGGAAAAGCCGTCATTGATGATGTAGTCGTTCAGCTGAGTGATAGTCATTACGTTCTCATAAAACATGGCAGGTGTCATGACCCATACCGCACCGGACTGATAATTGGAGCCAAGTGCGCCCATGATCTTGAGCAGAGATGCCTTAGTTACTGTCGCAGGGATCGCAGTAGAGTCAGCGGAAACGGATGTAAGGATGCCCTTGAGTTCGTTCGTGCCGGTGCCGACAACGATGTCCTTGTTGATCTCTGCACGGATGGACTCAACGAGGTTGTTCACGATCCAGTCATGTACTGCGGATACTGCCATGTGGTCGATGTCTGCGCCGACAGTGAGCAGTTTGACGTATTCATTCGGGATCAGGTCGATATAACCGACAACATCACTGGACTCCGTGATGGTTCCGCCTACTGCCTGTGCAGTAGCAGCGCCCTTCGTTGTTGCCTTCGGGAACCTTACATATGTGGGGAACTGAGAAACGTCCACCTTGCCAAGCAGTTCGGCATCTCCGGTCAGCTTGTCCCATACCGCATTAACGGTCATTGTGGGGATCACTGCTCCTGCGGATGCCAGCGCAGCACGTTCCTCTTCATTCAATTCTCTGCCGATGATCTTCTTAGTCCATGCATCTCTGTATTCGATGGAATCAGTTTTGTACATTTTTCTTTCCTCCTCTTTGGGAATGATATTCTCGACAACCTCTCCGCTGCCTTCCGCTACCTGTGTGCGGATCTCTGCCTGTTTCTGAGCAGTTTCTCTTCTGCTCTCAAGTTCTGCCTTGATTGCCCTCACTTCGTTTTCGAGTGCGTCAAGGTCAGCACCTTCTTTCTCGACCTCAGATGCAATGGCAAGTTTCCTTGCTTCAAGATCCTCAACGGTCATTCCAGAAAAATCCATGTTAAACCTCCGCTAAAATACGAATGATCTGTTTCTTGCGCTCTATCTCTCTCGCTTCGGATTTGGCACTCTCCAGTGATGCCTTTGCGCTCTCCAGTGCTTCGGCAAGTCCTCTTGCTTGAATAGATGTTGCTTCATATGCAGGGAACGTGACTGCGCTCACTTCGAAGACCCGTCCGATTGAACGAACATGCCTTGTCGGATGATCGCTTTCCAAATCGTCCCAACTATCTTTATCAACGGTGAACATGAACGACATTCCGGTGATGTCTCCTCGTTCTACCGCTGAGTAAAGGCTTCTTGAATCAGCGTTGTTCTCTGTGTCGAGGTCAACTCTGATGGTCATGCCGACATTAGGTATAACCTGCATCTGCATGGTCGAATTGGCATTGTTGTTTCTCGACCTTGCAAGAGGGATCATGTCGGTGTTGTGGTTGATGAGGAAACGAACGTCTCGCAGGTCTGTCTCTGCAAGTGCGCCATCCTCAATGATCTCGTCATACCAACCCAAGTCTGTTCTCTCGTTGTATACGATTGGTTGACCAGTGATGTAGTGTCCGTGCTTCTCATCCTGTTCGGCACGAACCTCAAAAGTAAAAGACCGTATTTCTTTATTCATTGTTCTCTTCCTCTGTGGTTGTCATGCTCTCGATCCTGTCACCGCTGCGCAGGTCGTAGTATTCGCCTCTGATAGGAATTGCTTCTCCTTTTCCATCAGGAAGAGGTGGAAGATTCCATATCTCTCTGAGTTCGTCTATTGTTGCCATACCTCTGTCAGCAAAACCATTTGTGACTGCCAGTTTCTCAGTGTTGGTCATGTACTGGATTCGATTGGCAGAAACAATGACTTTGTTTCCCTGTGACTGTTCCCTAAAAGTGAATAACATCTTTGTCATTACCTCAGAGAACTGCACTGCGAATGGTTCGATTGCTCCCTCATAGAACGCAGCCCACGAATCACCGTAGGCTTTATTCGTGAGGACATCTTCGTTGACTCCGAAGTACTCATAGACGGATGACTTGATCGCATTCATCTGGTCGGCATCAACGACCCACGGTTTCACATCTATCTGCCTGATGTCCTTGTAGGTGTTGGGGAACAGAAGGAGTCCTCCTCCCTCTGCGTCCTTCGCAAAGTTCTCAGCGGTGAATCTCTTGCGCTCTTTCGCAAGGTCATCTGCGCTTGAGAAGTTAGCGAGCTGCGCCATGAATCTGTATGTGGCAGCACTCTTCACACCCTCTTGGATGCCCTGAGTCTGTATGGAGATCAAATCCATAGTCGGAAGAAGAGCGGTGTTGGACGAGCCGAAGAAATCAGATTCATATTGGAACTTGGTCATGATTCCGCAGTTTTCCAACTCGATGGCTGCTTTCTCTCCCCATGCGAACTCATACCGGAGGAAAGGAGTGCCTCCGTACTGGACTATTTCAACCTTGTTCGGAAGAGGTGTGTAAATACCACTGATCTCTCCATACTCGTCATAAATGGGAGTGATGAATGCGGTATTGTGAACGTCCAGAAGAGTCGAGAGCCGATAAAGGAACTGAGACCATGTCTGAAATCTGTTCGGCCCATGTTTCAGTTTTGATTGCAGTGATCTCTTTGCCATGCCCTGTGTGGTGACAGAGAGTTTGCTGATGTGCGTTGCCCTTGCACCGATAGCACTTCTGACAAGTTCGGATTCGTACACGCTCCCTCCGAATCTGGAGAAGTTCGGTGCGTACCCTGTCAGCATCTTGAAATCACTGTAATTGCCGTTTGGCTCTTTCTTCTTAAACAAGAAATCAAAAAGTCCCATGTCTTAATTCCTCAACTGCGACCCTATCTCTCCGTAGTATTTCTGTCTTACGGTCATCGCATCTAATAACGCAGCCACACCGTCTATGTGGGCTGACGGAGACAACTTGATGAGTTTGCCTCTCCCTCTTTCCGCTGACATCTTAACCGCAGAGTTGAGGAGATGGATCTTTAACAGATCATTGTCTCCAATGTGTATCTTTCTATCTTCAAGGAGTCCTTCTGTCTCCTGCATTATTCCATAGAGGTTTTCACCCTGATAAACATCGTCCATGTGAAAACCGTATGCAGACATATCTTGGACGAGGTACTGTGCTGAGTATCTGTCATAGCCTACCTTCAATGGAAGGATCTTGTACTTCTCCACAAGGTCTGTACACCATCTGTAGCAGTCATGATAGTCGACGTAGTTGTCTCCGGAGAGAGTGAGGATTCCCCTCTGCACATATGCCATGTATGGAATGCCGTCCCTCTGAGTTGCTTCATCTATCTTCTCGGTTGGCAGAAAGAACTGTGCAAATACATACAGTTCACCGTTTTTCTCTATCACCGCAATGCAGGCAGTAAGGTCTCTGGTCTGAGACAGGTCGATCCCTAATACACAGTAGGTATTCTTGAAGTCCTCAAGAGCCAGGTGGTCACCACAGGCATCCTCCACCAGTTTCGCCTCAAGCCACGCAAGAGAGGAATTCTGCTTGATGTTGCAGTATTTTGTAAGGAACTCTGCCTTCTTGGACAGTGAACCCTCTGCGACTGCAATCTCTTCAAGAAGATAATCAACGCTTACCGATACTCCCAAATTCGGATTGCTCTTCTGCAACTCGTCAATGCAGTTCCACTTGTCAACGTCATCGATCATGTAAAGGAAAGGCAGTAGCCTTTTCTCTTTTGATTCGCCCATAAGAAAACGAGTTGACCTTTTCATCAACTCGTCAAATATCGAATCATTAACATATCCTGATGTCGTGCATGAGAGAAGCAGTGGTTCCGGTCGTGCGCCCATGCCAGACTTGAATACCTCATAGGTTTTGAGTCCTGCGTCACCCGACCATGCTGCAACCTCGTCAGCTACCACTGCGGAAGGATTGTAACCATCAGAAGATTTATAGTTGAACGCCACCTTCTTGACCGTTGCGTTAGTGGCAGGAATGAACAGATCTGACTGCCTCAGTTTGGGAAGTTCGGAATCGTCCTTTACCTTCTTGTTGTGCGCATCCCTCTCAGAAAGAGCAAGTTTGAGTGCTTGATACTCCGGATCGAGAGTGGTCATCATCCAGATGTTGTTATAAATGATGTTTGCCTGATCAAGTTTCGGTGCGACATTATATACCTTTGCACCGAATCCTCCGTCTACCTGCCATATGTATTTCTCGATAGCAGCTGCAAGTAACGACTTGCCGTTCTTTCTTGCGACCACCAACAGGACTTCACGAAACTGCCTCAGACCTTGCTTGTCAACGATTCCGAAGATACATGATACAAAAGCCTTCTCCCACAGTTCCAAAACAAGAGGATTTGGTGCCAGTGGGCCTTCTGTGTGAAAACAGTGTGTTTCAATCCAGTCAATGGCATTGTTTGCCTTCTTGTTGTCATAGAAAAATGCTTTTTCTTCCAAACCGTTGACAATAAAGGTCATTAAAAGGTCAATCCACTTACCGACCACAATCGAACCGTCTTTAATTTTCTGGTAGTAGATTAAAATCCAGTTTTGTTTCCCCATCTCGCTTCAAATGTGCGTATCTCTCGCAAAATCCAAAAGAAAAG